GCAATCACTGCCTGGTTGGCAGCCGTCGTGGCGCTGTTGCCCGCGTTGGTCGCTGCCGTGGTGGCAATCACTGCCTGGTTGGCAGCCGTCGTGGCGCTGTTGCCCGCGTTGGTCGCTGAGGTCGCGGCAGCGCTGGCCGAAGTTGCTGCATTGGCCGCGTTGAGCTGCGCGGCGCTCTGCGCGGTCTGCACGATGGCAATCGAGGCCGACGCATTGCTGGCTGCCTGGGTGGCCGTCAGCGCTGAGGTCAAGGCCGACTGCGCGGCGGTCTCCGCGCCCTGTGATGCATCTTGCACCGCGCCCAGCACTGCGTCAAATGCCGATGGGGCCAACTGATCGACCCCCACCGACTGATTGGCCAGGGTGCCGTCGTCTTTCTGGATCAGCGCCAGGTTGGCGCGAATCTGGTTGACGGAAAGCGCCGCCGCATCCAGCTCGGCGTTGATACCTGAGTGGTTGGTATCGTCGCCGTCGCGCTCGGTGAAGTCGATTTCGCGGTCGTAGGATTGCGGCTGCGGCATGCTGCCCCCTTACTCGGGCCGGGTGTCGTCGGCCTTGCCCTTCTTGGCGGCGGGCTCGGGCTTGGCGGCGGCTTTTTCCACCATTTCCTTCAGGCGCTCCCCGCCGTCATCGCCGTACACCTTCACCACCTTCTGCGGGCCGTACTTGGCGCTCAAGCGCTCGTGCTCCTGTTCGACATCCACCTCCATGTGAGCAACCACCGTGTCGCCGCTGACGTTTTCCCTACCGAACATCTGGCGCAGCATGGTTAGCTCGTAGGGTGGCACGGCTACCGGGGTAATGGTGTGGGCGTCCCGGCGTACCATGACTTCCACCAGGGGGACGTTGATCTTGCTCATTGGGTTTTTTCTCCAGGGGATTGAAGAACCCCGGCGCATGGCCGGGGGTCGATCTGGTCATCAGGCGATGGCCAGGACGGCGTGCGCGTTGGCACGGCTTATGGACAGCGCACAGCGCAGGTTCACCATGGCGTACATGGCCAGGGTGTCGTGCGGTCGCACTGGCGTAACGATGTCCATGTCGTCGTCACGATACTTCATGTACTTCGTGTTGATGAAGTAACAGCGCCTGTTCCAGGACACAACCGGCGCCTCCAGGGTCTGCAGCTCCTCGAACTGCGGGTCCCAAATGATCTCCACACCCTTGAAGTACAGGCCAGTGTTCACGCCAGAGCCAACCCCCGCATCCAATTGCTTCACCGCGCCTGCATTGGCGTTGTTGGTCACAGTGATTTCCCGACGGTAAGCGTCGATGAAGTCGCCGCCCGCCAGGATGAAGTCGGGCGAACCGCCATTCCTGATGCAGCGCCGCCAAGCCAGTTCCATGCGCTGGGCCAAAGTGCCCACGGACGCCACCGAAATGCCGGTCTCGGCATGGTTGCGCCAGTAGGTCGCGGTCGCGCGATTTAGGCCGCCAACGGTGCCCGTGGTGGGAGCTACGGAAATGAGGGTGTCCAGGCCGACGATGGAGTCCGGGTCGGCAGTGCCGTTGCGGTGCAGCTCCAGATCAAGCCTTTGCATGAAGCCCTCCTTGAGCGATTCCATTTGCTCGTCCAGTAGGTTCAGAAGCTGCACCTTCTCGTTCTGCTCCAGCCTGTACGCGCCACGCTCGCCCTCGCGCACCTTGATGCCGTTGCCAAACAGGCGGTCATAGTCGAGGTAGAGGCCATCCACGGCACGCCGCCACGGGAAAGCGGCTTGTTCGGTCGTGTTGCGCTTGTTGAAGACCACAGGGTCTTCCCCGTAGGCCCAGTTGAAGTTGCTGCCGTGGGTTCGGCGAACGTTCTCCACGATGTTTTCTTTGGCGCCCAGGAACATCTTACGGCCCTGCATGAGCTTTTTGAGAAGGGGTCGCTCCGTGGCAATCTGATCCACGGGGATGTTGCGCAAATATTCGTCCAGCGAGACTTTGGCAAGCTCCTGGAGGTCTCCAGCGGAAATAGGCATTTTGTCGCTCCGAAATGAAAGGGTTTGAAGTCACCTTCCACACCGTTCACAGCAGGCCCTTCCTGTGCGTTCAGCGCATCAGACCCCCGGCGCGACTCGGGTACGGCTTAATCTGATGCACTTGGCCCTAGTGGACGCGACCCCACTCATTCGGCGACAAATTCGGCGTGTACCGCATCGGCATACCGGCTGAACTACTGCGGGAGGCGATCCCCGCTTACGCTCGTTGCAGCTCAGTCAGCACAGCGATGCGGAACTGGCAAGCCAATTATTGGAGGCAGTCAAGCTCCCGGCGGATTTTTGTTCAGAGACCCATGCTCTCCATGCGCTGCGCAATGCGGTCAATCGGTGACGCAGCATTTGTGGCTGGGATGCCAAGGGTGGCCGGGCGCGAGCGAATCGGTTGCTGGCTCGACGCAGCACGAGGCACTTGGATGTTGTCGTACATCATCTGGATAGTGGCGGCCCACTGGTGTGGCTGGTATGTGCTGACGAACTTCTGTAGGTTCGCCGGGTTCTTGAAGTGCTCGGCGATCACCTTCATCCGTGCCGGGTGATCCACCTCATTAGCGCGGGTCTGCAGGTAGGTTTCCATCGAGTGCGCGGCTTGCTGTACCTGCTGCTGAAATTCCTGCTGCTGTTGAGCGCTTTGCTGCTGCACCTGCTGGCGCTGCGTCACCTCCGCCTGCTGCTTGCGGAACTTGGCCAGCTCAACCGCACGCTCGCGGGTGATTTCCATGTTATCGACGGCCTGCTTCAGGTCGTCGTGGCCTTTCAGCAAGTCCACACCCGGCGCTTCCACACCCAGCTTGGCGTACAGCATGGTGCGCTGGCTCTCGATCATTTCCAGCGCCACACGTAAATTCTTTTCGTCGCCGCTGCTCATCAGGCGACCGAACTCCAGTGTTTGAGCAAACATCTCCGGCGTCATTCCGGTGGACTGCACCATCTCGCGGAACTGGGCCAGGTCTTGCTCCATCTGCTTGCGCTCGGCAAACACCTGTTTAATGCGCTCGCGTCCGCGCTCGGACTTCACGCCATCCAGCAACTCGGATTCTTCGGCCTCGGGGGCCTTTGGCTTGTCCTCGGGCTTAGGTGCAGGCGCTGCGGGCTTGTCAGACGACTTTGCCGCGTTGGGGTCGTCCGCCAGGTCGTCCAGCATGGCGGCCAGCTTAGACTTGCCGCTTTCTGGTGTGGTGCCCGCCTCATTTTGCGCCGCATCCGACGTGGGTGTGTCGGTAGTTGGCTCGCTGGGCGTGCTTGCCGATGTGTCGGTGGGCGCGTCAGTGGGTGCATCGACTCCAATGGCATCCATCGCGGCCTCGATGGCGCTGCCACCTCCCAGGTCGCCGCCTTGGTCATCGGCGGGCTTGAAACGGGCAAACATGCGTTGCTTCCAGAGTGGCATGGTGAATTCCTTGTGGTTGGGATTGTGGGTTACATCACCGAGGCTGGCATCCCGGCTGGCATCGTTGGCTTCTGCGGGATGAACTGCTCAACGTCCAGCCGCTCGTCGAAGCGCTTGAGGGTTTCGCGCAGCAGGTTCACCAGAGGCTCGGCGTCCATGCCGCTGGCCTGCACCTGCATGATCTGAGTCACCAGGCCCTGCACGATGGGCAGCACCTTGCCCCATGACTCCTGTTGCTCCAGCTTGTCGGGTGCGCCCGTGGTGCCCGCTCTGATCTTCATTTCGACCATGTCAAAGACCCGCTCGCGCTCAAGCTCTGGCCAGTCGTAGTGCTTGATGGGCACCTGCATTCGCAGGCCACCGGACTCAATCATCTGCATCTCGAGTGGCCCCATGATGCGCTCTACCTGCGGCGGCGTCAGCTCCATCAGCAGTATCTGGGCGGCGTACTGGGCGATCTCCTGTAGCCAATCTTCCACTTGGTCGCGGAATTCGCTCACGCGCCCACTCAGGCTCTGTTGCAGTATGCTCGCTTCGGTGGCGGTCTTGGCCTTCACAACGGTCGAACGGGCAGCATCCTGCAGCCCGGTCACTTGCTCCCAGTCGTAGCGCACCGCGCTGGTGTCGTACACAGCAGGGTCAATGGGCGGATGCTGGCGCGGCATGATCACCTGGTTAAGCGGCTTGCCCTCGGTGTCGATGATCGTGATTTCGCCTACATCGCTGTCGCTGTAGCGGCGGATGCTCTTTTCGCTGATGTCAGCGCCCGCCATCCAGCCGGGCAGGCACAGGTTGCGGTGTTGATTGAAGCGGTCTCGCGCCTCGTTGTGCTCTTCCTGTAGTTTCTCGGTCAAATCCACCAGCGAAGGGGCAACAAACTGCCCGTCCACCACTTGGAATGGCAACAGAAAGAACGGGAGCCAGCGCTCCCCGGCTTTTGGTGGACTGTACGGCTCACGCAGCCAGTAGTCGCACCCCTCAGCCACGGTGTACACCCGCTGTGTCACTTTGTCCCAGATTTCCAGGATAGCAATCTGCCGGTCTTCATCCAGGCTGGCTGATGCACTTGCAAACCGGCCATCTTTCGCATTGAATTGACCGGTCTCGCTGTAGGACATGGCCGTGTCCAGCTTCACCTTGTACGTGGCCTCAGCCTGGCTTTTCTTCATTGGGATGATTTGCGCAATCCAGTCGGCATCCCTGTAGTCCCAGAACTCGCACACGCTTGGGTCGATCAGCAGGTTTTCGGTCATCACCCGGTCAACCACTAGGCCCTCGGCGGCGGTCACCTCCACCTGCTCGTTGAGTGCGGCCATTAGCTGTTCCAGCTCGGCCTTCTTCGCATCCAGGTCGCCGCGCTGGCCGGGGTCTTGAATGTCCGCCATCAGACGCTCTACCTCCAGAATGTTGTCCTGCGTGTCGTTGATGCGGCTCTGGATGATCGGGTCGCGCTTTATATCGCGCTGGTACATCACCTTCACCGTGCCGAAGCTGGCGGTGAGCGCGGATCGCACTGCCGCCTTGGCCCGGCCTTTCAGGTCGGCTTTCTCGAGGTGGCGGTTGGTCACGGTTTCCAGCGTCTTGCAAAACCGCTTGAGGTTGTCGGCTTTGTACAACGGTATGGCGCTGATTTCCGGGTTTCGCGCGTATATGTTGGGCAACACTGCCGTGATAGTCCCCTGTATCAGGTTCGCGCGTAGCTTATAGAACTCCTTGGTCTTTGGGTCGGCCCCCCAGTTAAATCCGGCCACTGTTTCGCGGTTGTGCCGCACCCGTTTGTGGAATTTATCCCAATGCTGGCGAGCACGCGCAATGCGCTGGCTCCACTTCTTGGCCAGCTCGTCGGCTTCATGGGTCTCGCGGTAGCCATCGGGCTGGGTGGGCGCAGAAATATCCATCGTTCACACTCTCATCGTGTAGGTGTCGTCGTCGTGTTTGTATGTCGATTCCTCGGGGTCGCCGGACTTTTGTTCGGCGTCTGGGGTGCGGCGGCGGCGCATGACGCCATACCGTGTGGCGTCATAAAGATGGTCCTCTGCATCCGTATCCACATCCTCCGGGTTGTCGTCCGATGGAGGCAGGCTGGGCACCGTGCGAATCCAGTGCCTGCAGGTCGAAAACACCTTCAACTTGTCTTCGGCCAACAAGCGGATGATTTCCTGCGCACCGTTGACCCGCGACCCTTTGGCGTTCCATGCCTCGAGCCACCTCACCCCGCCATCCCGAAATATCTGGCCGATGGATCGGTCGGCGCCGATTTTGCTGAAAATCGCCGGGTCTGCCAGGTTTAGGCGGTACTCGTAGCCCAGGCGCTCGTCGTGTTCCTCGATGTTGCGCACCTTGCGGGCAACCCTAGCGGCATCCTCCCGGCTGCCCTCGTTTGGGTTTTCGCCCATGCCGTACAGCTCGCGCCAAATGTAATGCACACCGTCCGGGTCTAGTGCTAACCACAGGACGGCATAAGGCCGGGCATAGCCCCAGTCCATGGCCTTCCATACCTTCCAGCTCGCGGGGATGGGAAACGGCTGCACAACGTGGCGCTTGGCGTCCCACACACCCTCCAGGAACGACCCTACATGAATGTCCCAGTCGCCCTCCAGCCACGCCTTGCGGCGGCTGGGGTCTTTTAGGGCTTGCAGCGTCGCCAGGTAGTCCGGGTCGTTAGCCAGCAGGATGCGGTTTTCGTGGATGCTGGAGCGGATGGCTACGCGCGGCTTCTCGCCCTCAATGCGGATGACCTGCCCGGATGGCACACCGCCATCGCCTAGCTTGAAGCGCTCCTTGACCGCGCCATGACCCTTGCCAAACGGGTTGCAGGTCGCCCGCACCATCCTTGGCATACCAGGGTAGGACGACCGGCACGTCGATTGCATGGCCTCGTAAAACTGCAGGTCTCGCCAGTTGGTCAGTTCCTCGAAACCCAGCCACGGGTACTCATGGCCGTGGTAGTTCCAGTAATCGTCCTCCGTCGCCCCGTAGCGGAAATACAACACCTCGCCGCTCGGCCACTCCCAGGAATAGTCCGCCTTGTTGAACCTCGCTTCAGGGAACAACTGGCCGAACCAGCGCCGGGACTTGGCCACCACGTCCGCGAGCTGGGGATAGGTCAGGCGGAAGAGGACTCCGCGCCAGTGCTGGCCAAAACCCCTGCCAGTGTGCATGGCGAACGTCATCAGCAGCGCGTCGGTCTTGCCGCCGCCCCTGGTGCCGTGCATCAGCGCCTCGTAGATCGGGCACGTCAGGAACCGGAACTGCGCCCCAGGCAGCGGAACCCAACGCGCCGTCAATTGCCGCCCTTTGCGTATAGGTCGCGGTAATACTCGGCCATATCCTCAGCCGTGGCATCACGCCACTCGAGGCACGGCTCAGCTCTTGACCCGAACAAACGAATGATGCGGACACGACGTTGCAGGATCAACAGGCCGCGCCAGTTTGCGCGAAAGCGCCACGCGGTCATGCCAAGCCCTCCTGGTTCTGGGTCATCATCTGCTCCCAGCTCGTTTCATCCATCACGCCGGGCACCACCAGAACGCCTCTTGGTGCCTCGCTCTCGGACGGCTGGTTGGCGGCCTTCGCGGCCTCCTTGTTAGCACTCAGCAGGTTCACCGCGATCTGGCTGGAATCATTGGCCAGCTTGGTCAGCACGCTGACGCCCTTCAAAGCCTCCATCGAGCGCAGCGGGTCGGCGTCGTCCACCTTCTCCACCTCGCTGTTGGCCAGTGCGTGCAGCCGGTGGGCCGTCTTGGCGCCCAGCTCTGCCGCGTTTGCCAAACTACCGCTAATGGCTCGCAGCTTCTCCGCCAGGCTGACGGCGGCGTACTGTTGCGCTACCGGCAAAGCAGCCAATGCCGTCTGGGCTTCGGCCAGCTTGCGGGCAGTTTCTGAAACCTTTTTAGCAACTTTACTAACGCGTACAGAAACCGATGCCGGGCTGATACCGAACTCCCGTGCGAGCGCGGACGCCCCCTCCCCTGCAGACAGCCTCCGCTCAATCTCTGCCCACTGATCTGGGCTTAACTTGCTGGGCCGGGCCATCAGATCACCGCCTCCCAGTTACGCGCCTGCTGAATCGCTAGGCGCTTCATGCTTTTGCGCAGTTTCAATGGGATTCCACTCCATCATTGCCCTCATTCTTTCCGCAGGCTTCGATCACATCAACCGAGGCGCAGCACACCGGGCAGGCCCAGGTAACGCGGGGTTTGCGCGACTCCATCGCCTCGTAAATCCGCGTCAGCAGATCGGCGCTCAGAATAACGTCGCCGTTCAGCATTGTCACACCATGCGCGGCTGAGATCATTTCGCGGGTCACAGTCATGGTTGTTCTCCTGTTTTGGGGCCTCGGCCCTCGATTTCTTGCGCCAGCCCCTCCTTTGGCGGACACTTCGTGAGCAAGCTCGGCTGCAAAGTCACCGTGTTTTTGTAGCCGCCGCCATCGAGGCGGATGGTTACGCGCAGGAAGTGGTCGAGCTTGCTGCATTGCCCAACCTTTTTTATTACGGTTCCAGCCCTGCCAGTGGGCGTCCTGACGCGGGTTCCTGGCGGAAAGTCGTCGATGTCAACATCATGCCTCATGCTCACTCCTCAGCTTTCTGGCTGCCTGGCGGTAGTGCCTGGCGAGTTCGATTAGTCCCTCTTTTGTGTACCTCCGAGGCACTTGGTCTCGCTCGATTCGCTCGACTTCCTGAAGCCCTACACGCTGAATCAGCCACTTGCGGTACTCGACGTGGTTCCCGCCCAAATGGTTGTTACAGCGCTTGCACTGGCCGTGGGCATTTTCCTCCACGAAACGCATGTGCGGGGCACTCCCCACGCTTCGGTAATGGCCGCAGTCGTAGGTGTTTGGCTCGGCACCCAGCGGGCGACCGCATGAAATGCAGGGCTTGCCTACATCCCGTGCACGAATGAAGGCGTTGAATGCCGCTTGGGCCTTTTTTACCAGCCAAGGCTTGGTCTGCAGGGCTTGCAGTTTAAGCCTTACGGCCTTGCGCTCTGCGGCTTGCGCTTTGGCTTGCTTCTTTTCGCTCTGGGCACGGGCGTGCTGCATAGCGCAGGCTGGTGAGCAAACCTTCTGCATCGGCCTGGTGGGGGTGAAAATGTCTGAGCAGACTTTGCATTTCACAATGATGTTGTCGATGGTCATGTTTTCACCTTGTAGTCTTTAAAAACGACACCACGGCTGGCATCACCTACTTTGCAGTTCTTCACCCGCCCGACTTTGCCGGACGGGTACTTTCGCCAATGACCTCGCCGGTCGTGCAGTCGTGGACTGGCATGTGTGCCGCCCCGATAGTCGCACTTGGGCTTTGCTGGCTCGATATGTACCGTGTGCCAGTCGAACAATATCGGCCCTTTGCCCTTGGCGGCTCGCTTGCTGTTGATGAGCGACTTCCTCGCCGTGGGCTTGTAAGCCAGCGAGTCGGGAGACAACGCCTTAAGCCACGCACCGACACCGGCCAACACCCCGCGCACATCGTCGGTGCTCCACTTCTTCCTCTCATCCTCGTCAATTGGGTACAGCTTGATTCCTTCGGCGGTACGGATGTAGGTGAAAGCCGGGTGCTTGGTGTAGTAATTCTGGTGCAGAGTCCACCCGACGTAGGACACCACATCGTCAACTTGAGTCAGCAGGATTAGCCACTTGGCGTCACCCTGCACACCAGCAACGGCGCATTTGTCGAAGGGTAGTGGTGTGATGTTGACAACATCAAGATCGACCGTCTGATTTGGCGGCAGGCCCGATGCGTCAAACCACTGCATCAGTTCGGGTTCTGATGCCAGCTTGACCATTTCGGAAATGAGTGGGGTCATGCCACCCCCTCCTCTCCACGTTCTAGCACCATGGTATCTGGGTCAACGTGGCCGGTGGACACGCCTTGCTCGGCGGCCCAGGCCAATACAAACTCGATCAGCTCGGCGCATTCGCTGCGCGTCAACTGACTGGTTCGGCGGAAAACGATGTCCACCCCGTGGCCATCCACGGCAGGCAGCATCTCGATGTGTTCGCCACGGGCACGCATCCATGCGGCGGTCAATAGGCGCTTCCATGTCTCCGCATCGCGCCTCTTCCCGGCCCACTCCACGCTCTTACTGATCTGCATCAGCAGCGCATGGAGCATGGCGTTCTCAGCCAGGCTGCGCGTTTCCTCACGCGCCTCGATGACCATGCGGCGGCCTGCCATCAGGTGGGCTTTCAGCATCGGCCACAACTGCGCGGTCATGGCCCTATGGGCCTGCACGGGTTCCCAGCATCGAATGACGATGCGCTCGGTCATATCGCCGCCTCCTGTTCCTCAAACAGGTCGTGGGTCTGTGGGCACTGGGGTTTGGCCAGCCTTCGGCGCACGACCGGGAACACCAGCCCGGTTTTGCGCCTGGACAGCAGCATCAGCCCGGCTTTACGTGCACAGACCGGCCCGACAGGCAGGGTTCCAATCAACACAGCCGCCTGCTCCATCGGTCGGCCACACAGGGCGCAGTACAGTTTCATGGAATTAGCCCTTCTCTAAATCCGTGCTCGACTTCTGCGTAACTGAGCGGCGTTTCTCCAGGCCAAGGCGCACGGACTCCAGCACGCGCACCCGGCCAGGGTTCCCCTGGAACCGCTCGATAGCTGCGAGCATTGCGGCTGCATGGGGTTTGCTCGGGTAGGCACCCATCACCAACCGGGTGCAGCAGTCCAGGCACTGAAGCTGATAGGCCCCGCAGTGAGGGCGCTTTTGGACGAGTAGGCATGCTTTGCATGTCATGCACGCCGTTCCAACTGGCTCAGGTACCGGTCAAGCGCGGCTTGCTGCTGGCGCTTCAATTCAGCCGTTCGCTCTCGCTCAAGCTCCGCTTCACTTGGCCCGCTGTATGGCGCGGCGAAACTTTCGCGAAGCTGACGAATGCGCTCCCTGATCTCCGGCGGAATGCCAGACGGCGCAGCGCCATTACCCTCCAGCAAACCAGCGACCACGCTGCTGGCATTGCCCAGCGCCATGTATGGACGCGGGGGGATCAAGCCAGCCTCAACCGCCTCGGTGATTGCCGTCATGCGGCGCTCCTTGTCAAACCCCTCGGACACTTCCCAGGCAACAGGCTCGCGACGGGCGCGAGCTTCGCTAACCAGGCGGGCATAAACCTCTTTGAATGCCATGCGAGCGCCCACCTCATCGCCCATGCTCATGACCTCGCTGGCGGCAAACCAGGCTTGGCGCATCTCGTTTGACCAAACCACAGTCTCGCTTTCGTCACGCGCCCTCACGGCTCTTGCCCAAGCCTCTTCCGGCCCAAGGCGACCGTCATTCTGGAGCGAGCCTCGAATCTGCTCAATGATGTGAGCTGGCTTCGGTGCGAACTTGCCATTCGCGGGGTCGCGCATGTGCGCATTGAAACCGGCCCTCACAGTTGCAAGGTCGTACTCGGCCAAAGCAACAAACCATATGGCGATAGCCTCCGGCTTTGGCGCCGCGTCCCACATGCCAAGGCAGGCACTCAGCAACTGCTGAAATTCACTGAAATCACTTTTGTTCATAGTTCAACTCCAAAACATCGGCATCGATCACGTCAACAAATTGCTCGTCACCAAACAGCAGGCGTTTGGCCTTCTCAGCATCTGCCTGCCGTTGCTTGGCAAGCTGTTCGTCAGTCATCTGACTAGGCTTGGCTGGGCGCTTGCCAGTGTTCTGGGCGCTGTCACCAACCCAAATCGCCTTGAAGCCCTGCCAGCCGCGCATGCAGCACATGGACAGGGCATCCTCCAGGCTTATTCCGGCGCGGCTCGCCTCGTTGCGTATGCCGCTCAGGGCTGTTGTCGTCAGGATGGCTCGCTTGGCTGCTCGCAAAGCAAGGAAGTCATCCCAAACCTGTTGGGCCACGTCATCAGGTCGCGCAACCTTCTTTTGGCGGCCCCCTTTGGGTGGCTCTATTGGTGGTTCTATTGGTGGTTCCTTGGTGGTTATATTGGTGGTTATGGGTGCAGATTCTGCGGGGGGGGGG